ACTAAACAAACAGCAGTAGAATAGTTATTTTTAAAAATGAATCGAATTAGATTAGATTATGAAATAGGCAATTTAAATGATTTAGATTTTATTGAAAATCAAAAAAAGGCATACAAGGAATCCAAACAAATGGAGAAAGAGCAGATAAAAGATGCTTTTACTGATGGATGTGTTGGAGAATATTATGAGCTAAATGCTTATTATACATCAGAAAAATATTACAACGAAACTTATGGAAAGCCATGAAACAAGAGGAACACAAACTCCAATGCGTATTGGTAAAATATCTCGATTACATGGGATATGATTTTTTTGCAATCCCTAATGGTGGCCTCCGCAATATTAAGGTGGCATCAAAACTAAAGGCCGAGGGTGTTAAATCGGGAGTGGCGGACCTATTTATTTGTTTGCCAACAACAACCTATCATGGCCTATTTATCGAGGTTAAATATGGCAAGAATAAGCAATCCGATACACAAGTGGAGTTTGAACGTATTGTTAAAAAGCATGGCTACGATTACAAATTGGTTTACTCATTAGATCAATTAATTGAAATTTTACAAACCTATAAATCAACTAACAACCAAGCAAAGACATACAACGATGGATATATCGATGGCATGTTGAATGCACAAATCACAAAGGTATGACCGACAACAAGCAAAAGGCCATCGAATGGGCCAAGGATCAAATCGCCAATAAAACATTGGTTGGGCCAATTAAATTAAACGAGTGGGAGGTTATACAGGAACCAATAAAGTTTTTGGAATCTCACATTGCACGTTTAGAGAGTGGATCGTTACGAGATCAATACATGTGTTATATCCGTTTAAAAACCCTAAAATCAAAGATATGACACCGAAAGAAAAAGCAATAGAATTGGTTAATAAATATTGGGATTTAAATTTAGGATGGTCAATATGTTGCCAATGTGCATTAATTGCAGTAAACTATTTAATTGATGATGAAGAAATGTGGCAAAACGGAGAACCTAATCCTATTTATTATTGGAAAGAAGTTAAACAAGAAATAGAAAACCTATGACAACCGAGAATCGGATTAAACTATTGACCTATTTCGCATTGTGTCAAAATCTCCTTGATTTTATTGATGGAGGTTGGATAGGTCATCCGGCTAATCGCCAAAAGGTAAAAATGGTAACCAAGCAATTGGTCAATGAATTGGAAACGGCTAATAAAATTCTATTCCCCGATCAAGATGGGCAAAAAGATTTATTAGATGCCTTGGATACATTCCAAAACGCATGCACCGCCATGGAATCATTTTTTATGCTTGGTATGGCCATGGATAACATGGACCAAATCAAGAAAGATTCGTTGAATACGCAGTTAAATATTTTACTAAAATCCTATGGTATAGATTATTGGGAAAAGCCAATGCAAAAGCTATGGAAATAATTTTTACATTTGTTTGGTTGTTGGGTGATGAATAACAACGGGGACAAAAGCACATATTAAACCGAATCATAATGAATTACAACGAGAGCAAAGAAATGGTGAATAGTCCATCACATTACCAATCGAGTAAATTTGAGGTAATTGATGTGATTGAATCATTTGGATTATGTTTTTGTTTGGGGAATGCGATTAAATACATTCTAAGGGCCGGCAAGAAAGAAAACGCAAGGCAAGACATTGACAAAGCCATTTGGTATTTAAATCGTTATAAAAATAAATTACCATGATAATTTTCGGAGTTTCACAAAACACATTTGAGGTGTTCCCAAGGATAGGAATTAAAAACAATCGCAAATCGTGGTCAATCACATTTGCATGGTTGTTGTTCGTGCTAAAATTCATCCATCATGAGCAATGATGGGTTAATTAATTTTGGGATTGTCATAGGATCCTTGGAATTGCTATTCATATTATTTATGATCGTTTTAATTATTGATCAACGAAAAAATGATTAGTCGGTTGGCTAATTAATAACACGGGAACGGGTAACCGAACACAATCAACATGAAACATTTTGTAAAGATTACAATCAGAACCGAAGGTGGGAACCATTTAAAAAAATGGATTGACCAAGAAACCATTAGTGAATTATCACAAAACTCACAAGAGCAATGGCCAAATAACGAGGGAACAATTGTATTTATTGATGGTGCTACAATTGACATCATTTCATTTAATGAAACGATTGAATCATTAGGATAATTAAAATTAAAAAACGTTTTAACAATAAACCAAAACAATGATTGAGCATATTAATATCAAATTGGTTATCCCGCATCCAAACAATCCAAGACTAATTAAGGACGATAAATTCAAGAAGTTAGTCCAATCAATTAAGGATTTCCCCGAAATGTTAGAATTGCGTCCTATTGTAGTTGACGATAATTATATTGTATTAGGTGGTAATATGAGATTGAGGGCTTGTAAGGAGGCGGGGTTAAAACGTGTTCCTATTATTAAAGCAAGTAATTTAACACCAGAGCAACAAAAAAGGTTTATCATTACCGACAATGTTGGATTTGGTGAATGGGATTGGGATATTTTGGCAAATGAATGGGATCAAGATGAATTAATTGAATGGGGATTAGATTTACCAGTATTTGATATTAAGGACGAAGGAACGGCAGAGGAAGATAATTACGATGTACCTGATACAATTGAAACGGATATTGTGTTAGGTGATTTGTTTGAGATAGGAGAACATAGATTGCTTTGTGGGGATTCGACAGATAGCGATGCAGTTGCTAAGGTTTTAGATGGCAATAAAATTGAAATGGTTTTTACTGATCCTCCATACAATATAGATTATCAAGGAGTTAAAGATAAAAGAGATAAAATTGCAAATGATAAAATGAGTGATGAAGATTTTACTCAGTTTATTTACGATGCTTTAAATGTTAATAGCGATACCTTTTATGTTTGTTGTTCTTGGCAATATTCTCATTTATTTAGAAAAGCTATGGAAGATTTACAAAAGCCAGTAAAAGCATTTATTGTATGGGATAAAGTAAATCCAGCTCAGCATTTAGATAAGTATTTTAAGCAACACGAAATTATTCTTTATCACGGAAAATTTGGAGGACAAAAAACAATTCGTGGTGATGTATGGCAAACGAAAAGAGAAAGAAATACCGTTCATCCAACAATGAAACCAATTTCATTAATAGAAATGGCGATGAAAGATAATCCGGATAAAAAAAATATTTATGATGCTTTTCTTGGCTCCGGTTCAACAATGGTAGCTTCACATCAACTAAATCGTAAATGCTACGGAATGGAACTAGATCCAAAATATTGTCAAGTAATTGTCGACCGAATGCGAAAATTAGATTCAAGTTTAGTAATTAAAAGAAATGGGGAGATATGGCAAAGCAAGAAGTAAAACCACAAGCAAAAAAGAAGGCACCAACAAAAAAATCATATCCAATATGCGATGTAAAGAAACAAGCCATGTTAGATGCCTTGGAAAAATCATTGGGTATTGTAACGACCGCATCTAAATCCATTGGCATTGAACGCACAACACATTACCTATGGATGAGAACGGATCCCGATTATGCTAAGAAGGTAGAGGAATTATCGGATATGGTGTTAGATTTTGCCGAAAGCCAATTACATAAGCAAATCAAGGAAGGCAATACCACCGCAACCATATTTTATTTAAAGACCAAGGGGAAAAAACGTGATTACGTTGAGAGAACCGAGATCAAACACGAAACGGGCATTGAAAGTGCCGTAATAGAATGGATGCCATCAACGATCGAAAAAGAATAAAACAACATTGCAACGTTCAATTTTACCAAACATTAAATTCAAAGGCAAGGATTAAGGTTCACCAGGGAGGGACACGATCGGGTAAAACGTATGCCATTTGCCAATATTTAATCTACAAACTTACATCGACCAAGGAACCATTGGTCATTTCAATAGTACGTAAGACATTGCCCGCAATCAAAGGATCCGTGCAAAGGGATTTTTTAGAAATCTTAGATGACATTGGGATTTTATTTGTTGGTAATCACAATAAATCCGAGAACACCTACACCTTTGGAAATCACATCGTGGAGTTCCTATCGGTTGATGAGCCACAAAAGATTCGTGGTCGTAAACGTAACATTTGTTTTATCAACGAGGGTAATGAGTTAAATTTTGAGGATTACCAACAATTGCTCATGCGTACCGAGGATGAAATGATAATAGATTTTAATCCATCGGATCCTATACATTGGATTTATGATCATGTAATAACACGCGAGGATTGTGATACTTGGATTACAACCTACAACGATAATAAGTTTTTACCACAAGAATTGGTAAATGAGATTGAACGATTAAAGGCAAGAGATCCCGATTATTGGCGAGTGTATGGGGAGGGCCAACGTGCGGTCTTTAGTGATCGCCAAATATTTACCAATTGGAATTTTATTCCTTATGCGGATTTTCCCGAATTTGATGATGTGTCCTATGGCCTTGATTTTGGTTTTTCCCAAGATCCTACCGCCATTGTTCAAGTCGCGAGGGTAAATGATAAATTATACATCCATGAGATTTGTTATAAAAAGGGAATGACCAATCGGGACATCGCCGATTTTATAAAGGAAAAGAAATTAAATGATCATTTATTTTATTGTGATTCGGCCGAACCAAAGTCAATCGAGGAACTAAGGCAAATGGATATGTTAGCCAAGCCGGCAATCAAAGGTGAGGGATCAATCAAGGCGGGAATCGGATTAATTAAAGAACATGATGTTTATGTGAGCATTGAATCCAAGAATATGGCTAAGGAATATCAATACTATTTTTGGGAACAATTGAAAGATGGAACGATTATAAATAAGCCAATCGACAAACAAAATCACCTATGTGATGCGTTGCGTTATTGCGTTTACACCAAATACAAAAATCGTAATGATTTTTTTGTTATTTAAATGATTATTTTTGACAAAATTTAAGCGGTAAAATATGGCAGGCATCATCGATAACTTAAAACAAGGTATCATTAAGGCATTAGGAGGCGGAGGCACGGATCCACAATATAATAAACTTTTATACCAATGGTTGGGAACATCAATCGTAATGCAAGATGCAAACGATTTGACCTATATCCGTGAGGGATACCAACGAAATGCCACAATCTATTCGATTATCAACCTCATAACCAAGGCATCGACAACGATACCATTCCAAATTTACGAGGTAAATAACGAAACATCGGCCAAGCAATACAAAAGCATCACATCGGGAATTATGGATGGGAATGCTATGTACAAAGCCAACATATTGAGAAAGAGAGCATTTACCGAGTTAAAGGATACACCATTAGAAAATTTATTAAATAGACCGAATCCAGAGCAAAGTTTTTCTACATTTTTACAGGAACTAATTGCGTTTGGTAAATTAACGGGTAACAGATACATCTATGGGGTTAAGCCTGAAACGGGACCTAATTCAGATAAATTTGGCCAACTATACGTATTACCATCGCAATTAGTTCAAATTGTATCCGATGGTTTATTAGAGCCGGTCGCGGGTTATCGTATCATTTATAACGCAACGGTCGAGGTTGCACCCGAGGATATTTGCCACATCAAGGATTTTAATCCCGATTATAATTCCGCAGGTTCGAACTTATATGGCCAATCACCATTACGTGCCGGCCTCCGCGTTTTAACCGCAAACAATGAGGCGGTAACAACGGGTGTTAAATACCTCCAAAACCAAACATCACGTGGTATGTTGGTCGATAAAGAGGGAACGATTACACAAGTTCAAGCACAACAATTGAAACAAAACTTTAGAAGGCAATACCAAGGATCCGAGAATGCGGGCGATGTGATTGTTTCATCTAAGGATTTATCATGGGTAAACTTTGGATTATCCGCCGCAGACCTATCGTTAATCGAGCAATATAACGCAACGGTTAAAGACCTTTGTAATATTTATAACATTCCGGTCCAATTGCTTAATAATACCGATTCCTCTACATACAACAATATGAAGGAGGCTAAAAAGGCAATGTACCAAAATGCGGTTATTCCCGAATTGATTAAAATTCGCGATGAGTTAAATCGTTGGTTGGTTCCACAATTTGGACCAAATTTGTATTTGGATTTTGATTTTACCATGATTTCCGAGATGCAAGAGGAAGTGGATAAATTGGTAAGTCAATTAAATACCGCATGGTGGATTAGTCCAAACGAGAAACGTGATGCGATGAATTATCCAATCGATGAGGTTAATGCGTTTATGAATGATTATTTTATTCCGGCAAACCTTACACCACAAAATGTTTCAATTGATGCATTAGAAAACCCAAAATCGTTTGATTTAGATTTTGTTTACAAAGGTGAATCAAATGAAATGTATGATGATTATCCAAAAGAGGCATCGATTTCTTTTATTTTTTTAATTGCCCAATCAACTCCCTCGGTGCCACCCCATAAATTCCATGCAACATACCCCGCATCTTTCCATGGCGTTTCCTTAAACTCATCCGCAATTTTAGAATTTTCACGATGGCGATTAAATTGAGCCATTCTCGAAACTATATCACGACTAATTTCCTCTCTATTGGCTAATTGTCTTGCACGTGTCCAACCGATTGATGTTCC